CAATGAGGCATCCGTGTAAGGCGTCCATTGAACATTAAATATATGTGTCTCGCTTTTTGTGTAGAAGAAAATGACATCATGCATTTTTAGAAAGCGTTTTGCCGTTCCTGTCCAACGCCGATAATGCCAAATAATTTCGTTTTGAAAATCCCCCCCCAGCAACAAATATGCCATCAATTACTAATTTCAGATAATGACTTGATGTTGGGTCACAGTGCAAATAAAAGCTGCCTGTCGGTTTCAAGACGCGGTGAATCTCTACGATTCGCAGTGTCATGTGAACCAGATAAGCCAGCAGACTGCCCTCTTTAAGAACCTTGTGCAGTCCTTTGATAAGTTCAATCGTCTGCGAAGTGAAGCGGTTTCCATCGTTGGCTAGAATTTGGGAAAATCCCGCAACGGCATGGGCATCCCATATCCAAGTATCGGTGAACGCCTGCGCCTGCGCCCGGTCATCGCCGCCGATGTTGTTGTAAATCTGATTGTAGTTCCGTTTGGAATTGAATGGCGGGTCAATGTAACAAAGGTCAACGGACTCATCCTTGATTTTGCCTCGTAAGACATCAAGATTGTCACCGTAGAAAAGTTTGTTCACGCACACTTTCTTAACAGCGGGCAGTCAATAATTCAACACAATCTTAAAAAGCCCTTTATTTACACGCATTTCACAGTATTTTGATTGTGAATAACTTTTCTGTGAAAAACGTGAAAAAAGGTGTTGACGAATACACGTTATCCTGTAAAGTGTGTATCGAAGCTCGCGCTTCACATTATGAAAGTAAAAATTGGAAATCTTGAAATCACGGTCGAAACGCTCGACGAGCTTGATGAGCTTGTGAAGCGTTACGGCAACGCATCAATCGAAACCAGCCCGCAAACGGGTGACGGCCACAAGCCGAATGTCACTGGCGCGGGCGGCAAACAGGTTGGCAGCAAACCCGCCGACGGCGTGGTGCTTCAAAAACTCATAGACGCTGGCACGAACGGCGTTCCGACAAACGTGCTTGGTGAAATACTTGGCAAGCGCGGCAAGGGCGCAAGGGGCGCGCTTCGGATATGGTCAAAGCGTGTTGGATTAAGTTCCGACGACAATCTGGACGTGTTTGAAGATTGCAGGAGCGGAACGCAACGTGGCATCCGTTTGAAGTCCAGTTTTCACGACGTTGCCAAATCACTTCAGGCCACGTTCGCCGACACGCTGGCGGCGATTGCAGACGAGCAAAAGCCTGAAACGGAAAGCACCGGCGCGAAACCGTTTGTCAAATGGGTCGGCGGCAAGCGTTCCGTGCTGCCTGAATTGTTGCGCCGGATGCCGGAACAATACGGGACGTATCGGGAATGCTTTGTTGGCGGTGGCGCCCTGTTCTTCGCGGTTCAACCTGAAAGGGCATATCTTTCGGACATAAACTTTCATTTGATTTTGGCTTATCAGGCCGTTCAAAACGACTTGGACAGGCTCATTACGAACCTGAAAACGCACGAACGGTTGCACAACAAGGAGTATTTTTCCCGCGCCCGCGAACGGCTTTCCCGCGAGGACGACCCGACGAAAATTGCTTCCCTGATGATTTACCTGAACAAAACGTGCTTCAATGGCCTTTACCGCGTCAACAAGGCCGGTGGCTTCAATGTTCCCATCGGTGACTACAAAGAGACGGTGCTGTTTGATGAGGACGTGCTACGGAGCGATTCAAAGGCATTGCAGGGCGTCACCATAACGCATCTCGAATTTTCACAAACGCCAGTTGCCCGCGAAGATTTTTATTATTTTGACCCGCCATACCACAAGACGTATGACGGCTACAATGGCAACGGTTTTGACGACAAGGAGCATGAAAATTTAGCTGAATTTTGCCGCGAGGTTCACGCGGCCAAGGCTTATTTCATGCTGTCCAATTCAGACACGCCGTTTGTGCGTTCGCTTTACAAAGGCTTCACGATTGAGCAAATTTCCGCTTCCCGTTCGGTTTCCTGCAAAGGCGACCAGCGGAAAAAAGAAAATGAACTCCTCATCCGAAACTACTGAACCCGTTAGCCTATCCGAAGTCATTGGAGAAACCAGCGGCGGCAGAGCCAACAAAACCGGCAATCTCTCGGTCGGCTCGCCAAGGGCGTGCCGAAGAACTACAGCGCCGAGGAAATCGCCCGGCGCTCGAAAATTCTCGCGGGCATCAACGACCGGAAACGTGCGAAAGCGAAGAAACGCAGGATGCCCAACGCCACAAGCTGAACCACGCCCAGCTTGAGGCATGACCCGCGTAGCGGACTGACAGCGATAATGGGCGTTGGTTCCAGCGCGTTGTTAGCTGGCTGGTCGAATAACTGCTTGACACGAATCCGCTTTTGTGAGAATATGACGACATGAAAACGAAATGCGCCAACGGAAACACGGTGGATCACTGGTATGACCGCAAGACCCGCTCAAGCGTGACGCAGGTAAATGACTCCGCCGGGAATCAAATCGGCGATGCCCAGTATTCCGGCAACCGAATCACGGCGCAGGCAACCCGCAACGGAGCAATCAAAGCGAACGGTGGCAAGGCGTGAAAATCTCCGTGAACTCAATCCCAGCAAAAGAAGCTGAACCGTGGCTGCTCGCAAAGCACTACGCAAAACGGATGTGTCCAATCTCGTATGCCTTCGGCGCGTGGCGCGGCTCAACGCTCGTCGGCGTGGTGACGTATGGCACGCCAGCAAGCGCACCGCTGCGTGGTGGCGTGTGCGGCGATGAATGGGCGGCAAGCGTGCTGGAACTGAACCGGCTCTGCTGCGAGAACTCAAAGAACGTGGCAAGCACGCTGGTAGGACGTTCGCTGCGGCTGCTGCCGAAACCGTCCGTGGTGGTGAGCTACGCCGACACAGCGCAAGGTCACGTCGGATACATCTACCAAGCCACGAATTTCATTTACACCGGACTGTCTGCGAAGCGGACTGACTGGAAAATCAAAGGGCGCGAACATCTGCACGGCGCAACCGTGGCGGATGAAAGCCGTGGACAGGAAAACCGCGCTGAATGGATGCGTGAAAAATACGGTGACGACTTCTATCTTGAAGATCGCCCGCGCAAACACCGCTATGTCTTTTTTTGCGGGCTGCGGTGGCAAAAGGGAGCAATGCGCCGTGCGCTGCGCTACGCCGTCGAGCCATACCCGAAAGGCGAAAGCAGGCACTACGATGTGTCCGCGCAGATTGAAACCCAAATGGCGATGATATGAACCAAGCCGCTCAAAAACTCGGACGCATGGCAAAAGGCGTGCCGAAGAAACTGACGAAGGCGGAAATCAACCGTCGAAAACAACGTCTGGCAGGCGCTCGCAAACTGCGATGGGCGAAGCCAGCTAACGGCCTGCCTGAGCCAAGCGGACACCGCGACGTGAAACAATCTGGAGCCTAAACGAAAAACTAAACGCGCCAACCGCTTTGGCTCCGGGCAGTGGTTAGAGCGCAGAACCGAAAACACAAAACAATGAAAGTAATAACACCAGGACACCGATACGAACTGGCGCACTTCGAGGTGCCAGACCAAGAAGGCCAAGTGCTGCAATTCATCGAGAAAGTCCACGTCAAAGCCGGGCGTGGAATCAAGGGCAGTCCCGCCCGACTCGTGACCAAGCTGAACGGGACGACAAACGAGGAAGTGCTGAAGATGCTCATAGACCGGATGCAATATCTCTATGACAAATTCCCGTCCGAAGAAACGGCGACATCCATCAGCCATCTGAAATCGGCGCTCTACGCACAACAGTCCCGAACCTACGAGCGCCAACAACGCGGCGTGGAGGGGAAACCTGTCAAGTGAAACCGTGGCGCAGAGTGGGACGACCGCTCTGCGCCCTAACGCTCGTGCTGACCTACCCCGCATTGACGATGTGGCCCGCGAAAGCGGATGTGAGGGCGACAATAGGGGTTAGGTCCGGCACGTTGTTAGGTGACTGGTCGAATACAAAACAAATATGAAACTGACTGAACTGAAACCGCGCTGGACGGGATACGCCAGCAACGAAAACCGCGATGAGCAAATCATCAACGGCCTGACATTCCTGTGCCCACATTGCGGACTGCAAACCGGCCAACGCCTCGGCGTGCTATTCCATCCTCCGATAGACGAAGGCGGCTGGCTGGCAAAAGGGGTGACGATATTCCACGGCCAAATCGAATGGACACGAGCTGGCGAAACCTTCGAGACGCTGACTCTCTCGCCGTCAATCAACACCATGCAAAACCGGATGGATTTTGCGAACCACTGGCACGGCTTCATCACCAATGGCGAAGTCACCTAACGTGAAGTCCTGCGGTGGCGGGGAAGGAAAATAATGAGCGCAAAATCCACAGTTGAAATTGAGGCG